ATTATTCCAAATCACAAACAGGTTCCAGAACCGATACTTAGGAAGGCCGTTGAACACGCCAAACAGAGAATGAAACAAGGTTTAAGTCCATATAAGGACTAAAGGAGATTATATAATGGCAGGAACGTGGCCGAATCTCGATGCTTCCGATATGGAAGCCAGAGTAAGAACTTATTTAAACGAGGTTACCGCTGGATTTTTTACCCAGGCGGAAATATATCGCTGGTTGTCTTTGGCGCATAAAGACATTGCCCAAAAGACTTTATGTGTCAGGCGCATCCTGGACGCAAAGACCACTGCATCCACACGCAATGTCACGGCGAATTGTTACAAAGTCCTGCACGTTGAATACATCCCTTCATCCGGGAGGGAAGTCATGTTGACCAGGATTGACCCCTTAAAGGCCGGCCATTATCCGGCTTCAGGGACACAACCGCAATACTGGTATGAGTTCGGGAGTTCAATAGGCATCGAGCCGATACCGGACGGCACATATTCCCTGCGCCTTTATGTCGCTGATATGCCTAAAATGGCTCACCTTTCTTTTTCTTCTTTCACTGAAGGTGTTGGAGTGACTGAATGGACAGATTCAGGATCTGGATGGACTTGCGGAGCTACCGCAGCGCACGCGGGGGCTGGCCCGGATACATTGACTTATAACACTGCTTTAGCCACAGCTAATTGCAATATCACGATTGTCTTTACTGTATCAGGGGTAGGGACAGGTGGAAGCGTCACCCCGGTTATAGGGACGGCTGGCGTAGCAGTTACTACTAATGGCGTTCACATGCAGACCATTGCCGCTACGACTCCGTGGACAATAGCATTTTCCGGGTCAAACACCATAACCATTGATGATTTGCGAATCTACAAGGAAGCGGACTTTGCTTCAGCAACCGACCAGACCGAGCTACCTTCAGCATGGCAACACCTTATGGTTCTATATGCGACTTATAACGGATTGCTTAAGGACAAACGAGTCGCACCGGCGCAAATGCTTGAAAGTATTTATAACAACGAACTTGTTTATTTGAAACAGAATATTGTGGAAGTCATACCGGATGGAAGAAACAGTTTGAAATATGGGTGAGGATTATAACCGTGGGAACCTTAACTATAACCAATATTATCAACAACGTCAGAAGCGCATTAAACGAAACATCAACTACTATGTTGAGCGATGCGGAACTAACGATTTTAATTAATGACGGCTATAAGGACATTTGCGCCAAGGCGTTGTCTTATGAAAAGAAAATTACCAAAGATAACATTTCCACATCGCAGAAGATTGTTCCCCTTGTTGGTGAAAATGTTGCAAGAATTAATTATGTGGAATACAAATCAGGCACAACCGAGGGCGGGAAAGGAATGATGTGTGTTCTTCCTCAGGCAGTAGGTCATATTCCCATTAACACCAACGCCCCCCAATACTGGTATCAATGGGGAGAGTATTTAGTGCTTGAGCCTCTTCCAGACGCTGCGACGTATGACCTGTCTGTATATGCCTCATGTTATCCAAGCGCGGTTCTGGTGGCAACGTCAGCGGATTTACCGGCCTCTGATTTACCTGTGGAGTTCCATGAGGATGTTTATTATTTTACCTTGGCTTTTGCGGCATTAAAGTTGAAACGCTGGGCAGACGCCGCCACGGCTTACAACAGATACATTGCGGATATTCAAATCAAACGGATGCAATACATTACGAAACAGGTTGATATAAGAATGACTCACGAACTTCCTGAAAGCGTGACGATGGGAGAGCAACAATAATGGGCAAGGGCGGGAATGTAACTATTCAGAAAGAACCTCTACAACCGGTCCAGCCGGTTGAAGGTGAAAAGAAGCAGAAAGTAAGTATCCCTTTAAACGGAAAACTGATCACCTCGGAAGATCCGGTGGTAGTAGGGAAAAATTTCAGAACGTTGACAAACATGAGATATGGCGAAGTATCTCCACGTTCAATATCTGGAATGACAAAGATTAATTCCAACGTGATAAATGAAACATACCTGAAAACAAGAAACGCTTTTCAGTTCCGAAAGATTCAGACGGATTCAATAGAGTCGCATATATTGGCCCAGGCTTATAACACCGGCTTAACTGCATCAAAGGTTTGCGAAAATACAACATCCCCTCCGGCAACAGGAGACTTTACCGCTACGGAGGTTTGGGCTGATGACCCCGACGCCGGTTACGGGTTTTTCTCAGACGCACCTGACGGAAATGTTGTTTACTGTAACGGGGCTGAAACTTGTATCTGGGGTGGAGACGAATCAAGGATAGCTACTTTTATTTTATCAACTGCTGTGGTTGGAGATGATGGTTCAGTTACACAACCCAAAGAACTTACAGAAGCCATGCAAAATAGCAGTACTACTGCTGATAATGTTTGTCATCTTGGTGGTGAAATCGACTCATATACTAAATTCTTATGGCACTGCGATGGCGCAGACGGAGATACGGCAGACCAGACCGCTACAACCGGGCAGACGATTTCTCTGGAAGGAAATGCCCAACTTGATACTGGCTATAAAAAATTTGGCACAGCGGCATTATTGCTAGACGGCACAGGTGATTACGCAACAGTGCCCGACAGTGATGACTGGTACTTTGGAACAGGTGATTTTACGATTGATATGTGGGTAAAAATTGTCCTTGGTTCTGAAGGTGGTTTTTGCGGGCAATATGTTGATGCTAATAATTTCTGGTCTTTTTACTATTCTTCTTCAGCGGAAGAGATGATTAATTATCGTTTTAAGATTATTTCCGCAGGAGTGGAAGAATCTTATTATGGTTGGAGTAGTAGTATAACTTCTGCATGGGTTCATGTTGAATTAGTAAGAAGTGGTTCAAATTTAAAACTGTACCTTAATGGAACACTTTCTCATCAAATATTCACATCTGTCTCCATTAATGCAGTCCCCAACCTTGCCGCACCTCTTGAAATAGGCGCTTGTGAAAACCATACAAAAGTATTTAATGGTTCCCTTGATGAGTTCCGCATTTCCAAAGGGATTGCAAGGCATACTACTAACTTTACTCCGCCAGCTTCTCCTTATTCTCCACCTTCAAGATATTTTTTAGTTGGTTCGCTACGCCCACTTCAAGGAATAAAATTTTATGTAAGTCAGGCTAATACGGTTGCTTCTACGTTAACCTGTAAAGTATGGAATGGTTCCACGTGGGACCCACTTACAATAGTAGACAACACAGACACAGGAGCTTCTTTAGCAATAACCGGTGTAGTATCTTTTTCTTCCACCGTTAATACAGCAAGAATTAAATTTATCGAAGGTTACTTTTTATATTGGTATCAATTTTATTTAGATGGCGGTGAAGCGGAAATCTACAAGGTAACTCTTGATGCTCCATTTCAGAAAATGGTTGATTTCTGGGATGGTGAAGACAGGCTGTGTGCCGTATTTTATAAATACACGACAACTTATATTGATTATACCATTAATGTTGCTGAAGATAATTATGACACGACATACGCTGACACCTACGCTGATTTAAGTAGTCTGGCCGCATACAGCGGCGAGGGGGGTAACTGTCTTTATATCGGGTTCTTTGAACAGATGATGGCGATTAACTTTTCCATCCCTTCCGACAGGACGAATTCTACCGCCTCAACAGTTATATCAGTGGATTACTGGGATGGAACTGAGAGGAAATCAGTAGGTACCGTAACTGATGGAACGTCAGAAAGTGGTATTTCTCTGGCAAAAACAGGAACGATAAGTTGGAATCCGCCCGATCCACAGGCGGAATTTAAAAAGACTATCTTCAATACAAACTTGCCTTTATATTACTACAGAGTGAGATGGGATAAAGCCTTGGATGCTTCGACAGGTATTTATCATGTGTCCGGCATTCCTGCCCCAAAGAAAATCAAAGGATATAAATTCCCGATCTACGCACAGGACAGATTGATGCTTTGCGGAAACAAAGACGGAGCACAGAACACGATTTTAATATCAGCCTACGAAACCGCGCAGGTATTTAATGGTGAAGACAGCTCAGAAATATCGTTTGGTAATTCAGATGCGCTTAACTGTGGATGTACGTTATTTGCAATGTACGGTTCTCTTCTTTATAACATAACGATGTTATTTAAAGATTCGGAAATTTGGGGACTGGTTAACAGTGATAACAGATGGCTGAAATATCGTATAGCTGAAACGACAGGATGTCCGGCGCCTTTAACTTTGGTGACTTGTATTATCCCTCCACGGGAAGGACAGGAACAAAACAACAGATCATTTGCTATCTGGATGGCTGCGGACGGAGTTTACACATCAGACGGTAGACATCCGATTTGTGTATCATGGGACATCAGAGACTTGTTTGATCCTCTCTCGTCTTCCCATATCAATCAATCTTACATTAAGAGTTTCAGCGCTTTTATTGATAAGAGCTTAATGGAGTATCATTTTCTTATTGCGCTGACCACTGGAACAGTAACTACGTTAGACGCTGAATACGTTTTGGATTTAAGGAAATGGAAATGGTATAAAGTTGACAGAACCTCCGGCGCAAGATTGCAGTGCGGCATAAGTGTTCTTGACAGTTACGGGAACAATCATTCTTACGGATTCATTGATTCCGGATACATGGAAAGATTAGAATACGGCAAGACTTTTGATGGACAAGCGATTGTTTCTACATTGCAGACCGGTGACTTCTCGTTAATAGAAAATGATTTTTTGGTTGAAACAAGCCTGACGGGTCATGTCCTGGTGATGGCGGCAAAGACCTACGAAACAATGACTTTAGACGTTGCGCCGGGTGGAGCGGGTTGGTCGGTAGGAGAAACTATTACTGGACAAAGTAGCGCCGCTACTTGCAAGATAGCCGCCAAGACTTCAGGGACATCTTATGTTGTATATCAAAGATCAGGCGCGTATATTCCTGGTGAAGTATTAACCAATGGAACCACAACCGCAGATCAGGGTGCAGATTATCCTACCTTCACAACTTCAGTAACAGCTTCCCATTATGTTGATTCTTCAAGCACCGGAACTGATTACACGGTTCCCGCTAATAACGTAACTAAAAGACTATCGTTTCCCGTGAATACCGCAAACTCAAAACCTGGTATTTTTCATGCTATGAAATATGTGTTCTCTTCATCCTATGAAACAGTAGGATTTGAACCATTGGTTGTTGGACTGTATTATCATCCGGTTCGGGAATACGATTATGAGTAGGAGGAGTTTTTATGGACGAATATAATCTTAATACAGACGATTTGAACGAAATAAGCAGGTGGTTTCAATCAAGAAAAGCCGCTGGCATAGAACCACAACCATGGGAACTGGAAAAGCTTATTACCGCAAAGTATAAAGACTTATACGCCAATCAAGAACAAAACAGGGCTTTGGGTATCGCCGAACAGAGGGAGGCTTTAGGAAAAGAAGGACTGGGCGAAAGAATCCGGATGCAAAACGAAATGATAAGGCAGAACGCCTTAAACAGAGAGTCAATGAATAGCGCGGGGAAGTGGAACCTTGGTTCAAGTTTGTTATCCACCGCGCTTATTGCACCATATCTAAAAAGGAGGGGATAAAATGGCACTTGTAGGAGAAATGTTAAGGAAACTTCAAACCTATGAACCTGGCGACGTATTAAAGAAACTTCAAACCTATGAACCTGGCGACGTATTAAAGAAACTTCAAACCTATGAACCTGGCGACATATTAAAGAAACTTCAAACCTATGCTCATCCACAAATTAACGAATATAAAACCGACGCGGTTAATACAGGAACAGGCGCGGTTTATGCAGGAGCAGGCACAGACGCAATATTAAGAAGGTTTTACGCCCAAAAGGCTTCCGGAAGAACAAGTATCCCTTCACCGGCGGACTATTACAGAGGTCAACTGCTTGCAGAATCAGGCAATTTGCAGAATAGAAGAAGGAGCGAACTTGACCGGGCGAACTTGTCCACCGCACAAGAAGCAGTTGAAGCGCAGAAAGCGTTTAATAACCAATCTATTGTTGATGCTGAAATGAACCGGCAGGCACAAGAGAAAGCCCAGCAGATGCAGACATTGACCAACCTGGGAACCACGGGGGCAATGGCTTATGGGTTGTCGAATTCGACGTTATTGGGCGATAAATTGGCGACCGGGGTTCAGTCGGTTGCTCCAAGTGTTGCAAAATATCTGGGATTGCAGACGGCAGCACAGAAAGCCGCGGGGGCGGCGGCGGCAGGAGCAACGGCAGGGACGGAGACGACAGGATTAATAGGAGGATCAACGTTGACTGCACAGACGCCTATGTCAACGGGAGGGTTATACATGGCGGAGAATGCGGCTGATGCGGCAGGATCAACAGCGGGGGCAGGATTTGGAACAATGATCCCAATCGCTGGAGCCGCTATTACAGCAGCTAAACTTGGAATGCCAGTTTTAGGTAGAATGTTAGGGGCACAGTCAAAAGAAGAATATGAAAAAGATCCGAGTAGTAATTTTATGACACAGGCGGCTAATATAACTGCACATGACTGGGCTAGGCCAATTGAGGGAGGTTTTAAAGCGCTTCACATTCCCGTCCCTGGAAGTGACACAGTTGTTGGCAAGATACTTAATCCAGGCGCTGCTATTTTGGATGTATTCTGTTTCGCAAAAGGGACGCCGATGGAAATGGCCAATGGTGACATTTTCCCGGTTGAAAATATTGACTTATCTGAAGAAGACGAAATGCTGGAAGGCGGACGTGTGATGGCTGTCGGGAAAGCATTGTCTAATAACATTTATTCCTACAAAGGAATCCTGGTAGAAGGACACCATGCCGTATTTGATGGCGAATGGAAAAGGGTTCAGGATTGCCCGGAAGCCAAGTTCTATGGTTCGGGTATTGTTTATCCGATAGTCAACGAAAATCATTTAATCGTTGTTGACGGAATTGTGTTTGCAGATATGGTGGAAACACCGCTAGGGTGGGATGTTACAGATAAAGAAAGAATAGACTGGTTGAACGCACAAAGCGAACGAAATAAACTATTGAGGGAAAAATATGATAATAGTCCCATATCAGAAACAAAAGCACTACGAAACGATGTGCAGGCTGTGGGATAGTTATGGATGGATACCCTGCCCGCAAGAAGCTATTCCCCGTGCCGCTTTGGTTGCGGAAACGTCCGCCGGAGAGTTTATAGCGTTTTTGTCTATGTATATTGCGGACAAGATGGCGTTGATCGATTGGGCGTTGAAGGACAGAAGGCATGACAGGAAGATAGGCGATGAGGCGATAAAGACCATGTTTAATATGCTTGTGGAAACTGCCAGAAAAAGTGAATGTGCATTTATTTATTCGATAACCAAAACAAAATCATGGGGTGAAAAGTTATTGTCTTATGGTATGATGACAGCAGAAACCGGAGTAACAACTTATATTTTGTCTTTGACTGGAATGGACACAAGTTTTATCAGTGATTAGGAGGGTGTGTTATGAACGGTTACAAAAGCGCATGGGAAGGAGCATCAGAAGGGATAAACAGTGGTATTGATAATGCCCTCAAGTTATATTCCGCGAAAAACGCCCAGGAAGATCAGGCGTATAAACAGTCGTTACGACAAAGAGGAGAGGCGGAATACGCAGAACGCATGGCTCCCATAGGAACACCGGAGAGTTTAGCGACGCAATATGGATGGGACGATGAAAGCAGAAACAAGATGTTGGGCATTATGGAATCCAGAGGGTTCCCACGCGGAACGCCTGTCAGGAGATACCAGGGTGACGATTTACTTAATGTCCTTGGAGTAAATGAAAAAAAAGATTTAGCTAATATGAGGACTAAATTCCTGGACCAACAGATTAAACAAAAAACGTCAATTCTTAGCAAATTAGATAAAAATTCACCAGCATATTCAGGGTTGCAATCAGAACTTGATACTTTGAGTATGGAATATGGAGGATTAACAGCAGGTTTGCGACAAATAAAATATCAAGAGGCAGAAGAAGCCAGAAAGCAGGCAGAAGAAAAACGTACGGAAGAAATGTTCCCGTTAGAAAAGAGAAAAGCTGAAGCGGATATAGGCAGAACCAGAGCATTAACGGCAGGTGGTGGAAGGATGACGGCAGCAGGTGGAGGTGGAATGACCCAGGCGAAAAATGTCGACACCGTTTTAAAACAAGGGGATGATATTCGTTCTGCTATAATCGAAAGAATAAAGAACTCAACCAATGAACAGGAAAAGACTGTTCTCAACAACTCACTTGGAAAACTTCAAGGCCATATTAACTATGATATTAACGAAATAAAGAATGGTAGACAACCGAGTAGTTTAACTGAATTTACGAGATGGTTTTCTGATATGAGGGGGTACAAACCAAACACACAAAATCAACAGCCGAAAGCGAAAGGGCTTGCTGGTGTTCAGACTTCCACCCCCAGTAAACCAACACATAAAAAACCGCTGAACGCCTATGGATATTAAATTAAGAGAAAGGACAGAGAAGTCACAACAATCCTAGTGAATTTTAGTGAATTTTAGTGAATTTTAGTGGAGTTTATAATGGCATTTAATGTCAACGGTGCATTATCCGACGGTTATACCTATCGGGAAATAGCAGACCACCTTGCACAACAGACGAAATTTAATGTTTCTGGTGCGAGGGGAGATGGGTATACCGATGAAGAAATAATCCAGCATCTTAATCCTATGCCTGATAATGGTTTTGTGTCTAATGTATTGGATTTAGCAAAACAAGGCGGAGAAAGACTTATCAAGGGACTACCTCTTGCGGCGGACGTTGCCTCTGGTAGTTTCTCTGAGGAGGCCCCAAGACAATTATCTGAATCACTGACCAATGTACCGTTTAAACCAAAAGAATTACGGGAAGCAGAGCAGAACATAGGAGCGTCCGCTTCAGGATGGGAGGATGCCAAGGGTGTAATCGAAAGTTCAAAGGTTTTAGGTAATATGCTTTATGGTATTGCCAAGGAAGCGGTTACTAACCCAAAAGGATTAGCCTACTTTACATCAGAACAGATCGCAAACATGGTTCCATCTATTACTGGAATTATAACTGGATCAAAATTGGGGTTATTGGGTGGCCCCGCCGCCCCCGTTACTGTTCCCGCTGGCGCGTTTGCCGGGGGGATTGTTGGCGGAATGGTTCCCGAAATGGCATTGGAAGTTAGTGGGTTTGTCCAAAATGAATTGAGCAATAGGGGGTTGCCACCGACAGAGGAAAACATTAGGAGGCTTCTTAGCGATCCACAAATATCTAACAGCATTATTGACAAGACACGCAAAAAAGCCGCCGGAACTGCCTTTACTGATGCCGCATTAACAATGTTAGGTGGACGAATTGCAAGCCGCCCATTAGCGATAGCACAGAAGCAAGCAAAGGTACTCGGTAAGATAGTTAAGCCGACAATGGCAAGCAAGGCTGGTTATGGCGCGGCCGGTGTTGGCGTTGACATATTAGGCGAAGGTGCATCGGAAGCCGCAGGGCAGCAATTAGCTACCGGCAACGTGAGCATGGCGGACGTTGCTCTTGAAATGGCAGGAGGAACCGGCGGAGCTTTTGTTGAAGTTCCAGCAGCGGCGAAAGCGTGGGGCGCGGCGGCGAAGGGAAGACTGTTTACCCCTCAACAAAACATCCAGTCACCCCAAAGTCAACCTTCTCCCGCCCAACCTTCCAGTGGCCAGACCTTCGACGCCTTTGATGACTTTGCCAGAGCTTATCAGGAAGGCGCAAGCGCAGAAGATATTAAGGGGAAGAGAGACGAATATGCCGGAAGACCGGATGTCGACCCGAATGTGTTGGCTGATGTTGACATCTTCTTAAATGAAATTATATCAGAACAACCTTCAGACGTTGAAGATAAAATCAACGAACTAAAATCCATTCATGCAGCGAACGGGATAACCAACGATGACCTTATCCCGGCAGTTGGCAAAATGATGGCGGCTTACCCCAATGAGGCCGATAAGATAAAAGCTTCTTTCCCGGATATTCCTGTTACATTAAACGATGCGCTCAGGAAAACCGA